AAGTTTACCTGCTTCTTCTAAACTAATTTTATTTTTACTATCTCGTTGTTCTTGTGTTTTCGATTTTAACTGACCGAAAGCAATATTGCTTACTCTAATAGGAGTATTCCCCCAACAAGCAATTTGAGATTTTTCTTTGCTTATAAAATCTAACTGTTTTTTATTTTTAAGATAGTTTTCTGGTCCGTTATTCCAATATGCACTGGTACTGCTAATATTAATAATATGACCTTCTTCAAACTTATCATATACAGCATTAAATAATTCAACTTGTTCACCATTAGGACCGTATTGACTGTTTACAAAGACTTCATAGTTTTTAGCATACTCAGCCACCTTATCATAATCAGTTAGGTCCCAACCGTTCCAACGTCCTATAAATTCTACAAAGTTATGATTATACGCTTCGTATATTCCCTTACATAAACCTTGATAATTTGGATTTCCTGTTACAAGTATTCTCATTTTTCTTTCCTAATGTATATATCACTTAAACAACTACATACATTCTTTCCACATACAAGTTCTGTTTCCGGCAGTTTATATCTTTCAAGGTTGCCTAATGCACCACCATATTGGCAATCTGCTCTATACAAGTTTCCCCACATATCAATATTAACACCGTCAATGCCTGCCCAACATTTCCAACCATTAAATTTGTTTTTACCTTGTAGAATAATTTCATGACCTTCGTATTCTACATTATCCATAACCATATTACCTCTGTGTAGGTTATCAAAATTAAGTGTACGTTGATATTTCCAATTAGCAATAATTTCTTTTTGTTCTTGAGTATATGTTGACACTTCGTTTGTTACAAAATCTGTGCTTGTTTTATCTACAACAATCTTAGGTTCAACAGTTAAGTTCACACTACCGTTGTATAATTGCCTTGCTACTGTACACATATCGTCAAATTTATCTGGTACAAGCATAAGGTTTACTGCTACGGGACAACTTACACTATTGGCAATTTCTATAAAGTGATCTACATCTGCATATTGAGGATGATATGAAATCATAAATCCGTCTGCATAGTTACTAATCTCTTTGTAGTATTTTACACGTTGACTTCCATTTGTAACAAAACTAAAATAATGTCCTTGCTTTTTAACAAGTTTTGCAAGATCTAAAAAATGTTTCCAATACGTTGGTTCGCCACCGCTTAGTCGATAACAAATAGTTTTATCTACTTTGAAACTTTCAACAAAATGTTTAACAGTTTCCCAACGAGGCTGACCTGTGCTTCCGTTATGTAATATGTCAGGACAATACTCACAGCGATAGTTGCATTTATTAGACAATGTCCAACTTACAAGAAACCAATCGTTCATATGTTTATTTTTATAATCTAATTTCATAAGTATGCTTCTACCATGTTTTTACTAAACATAGGAATATCATTTGGGTCTCTTGCAATATCCATTAGCAAAACTACCCGTGTATCAGTTCCTCTATTGTATGCTGTATGCTCAATAGTATCGTCAAATAAAAATCCTTGTCCTCTTTTCCATTCGTATTTTTTATCACCTACAATTAATGCACTGTCTTTTGCTTCATGAATACAAATATGTGCTTTGTAAATTTTTTCTGCAAATCCTCTATGTCCTTTGTGTGGTGTAATTTCTACACCCGGTTTAAGTATAGAAAAAATTGCACTTACAACTACATCTTGATTAAGTAAATCGTTTATAGGTGTATCAAATCCTAACTGTCTATGTACTTTTCCGTCTTGTTCATAGGTTGCTTTTAATCCTATTTGTAGCCAATCGCCGTTGTATATTTTTCCGTCAGGGTAGTGTTTGCTATTATTCACAAGTTGATTATATGTCTTTTCGACATCATCAAACCGCTCTACAAAACTATCTACTATTTTAGTCGGCCAAATGCCCATTGTCTTTCCTCACACCACCAACACTCTCCGCAATGCTCCATACCAGGATCAGGTGCTTCGTAGTCTGATGGATAATATTCACAACTAAAAGTTAAAGGAAATAGTTCATCTAACAACTTTAGTTTCTTATATATTTTTGCTATTGTTTGTTTATTATGAATTCTCCAAGGTGTATATAACCAGGGATAACCTTGTTCTGTTGCATTAATTAATTCATAATCTGCATCAGGGTTATCTCTGGATTTATCTCTTGGGGAATACGTGTTATTCATTTTATCTAAAATGTCCTTAGGAGGGTTTGCTGTTACACCTATTTGTGCAACGTTAATATCAACACCAACTTGTTTAATCATATTCCCTAAAACTTTTGCTCCGTCTGGCTTATTGCCTTCCATATGTACGATATGATGTATTACATTATGTTTGTTTGTTAACTTTACACACTTGTTTAATACAGCAGTTACCGCAGTAATATTTTTTAATTCTAACGGATTATTAGCAAGAGTAAAAACGTGTATTGGATCGTCACTGTGTAATAGTGTTAGATACAACATTAATGAACTGTCGGCGCCGCCACTACACATTAACCCAAGAGGTCCTGGGTAAATGTTAAAATATACATCATTAAACGCTGTTGCGACACCAAACTCTGGTGGTTGTAATACTTGAATACGTTTTAATGGTTCCATTTAGATATATTCCCCTAACTCAGGAAAAGTTTTTCTAAAGTCTGTTCCTCTTGATTTGTCCAGTGTTTCTAAGTAGTTTACTGTTTGTGGCAATTTGTCTGACCAATCCTCTGCCATCATATAATCTACAAGTCCTAACCATCTTGTTTTACCCATTGGACTTCTATTCCAATCAGTATTAAACTTTTGTCTTTCAACGAATGTTTCTATTTGTGATTTTGTAAATTCTTTTAATTCTTTTGGCAACACTCTTACATTTAGATAACTTGGAAAATAAACAAGGTGTGTACTAATAAGTCCGCCACCAAAAGGCATATTGTTTACTTTGTGAAAATGTTGACTTGCTTTCCATTCGGCTAATTCTCCAAGATAAGGTGCGTTCAGTAACTGAACTGCCGCGGCAATATTAATTCTTATGTTAGTTCCACTTTCATCTAATATTTTTAAATTCTTTTCAATAGTATTCCATTGGCTCGGGTATCGGATATATTCATTCTTTTCACTATATGCATCAATACTAAAGTTAAATGTTACTTCTTTAAAATGCGACCATAGTACAAACAGTTTATCTTCTAACACAGTTCCATTTGAATTGTATCTTACACAGCAATCTTTTGCATAACCTTCATCAACCATAAACTGTAAAATATTATAGTGTTCAGGAATCATTAAAGGTTCGCCGCCGGCAAAATATAATTCCTTAATATACTTTGCTTGATCTTTCATACTATCTAAGAATGTACCTTTTTTATACCATGTATAGTCAAAGTTTTCGTCCCAACTTTGGTCACGTTTTAAATCTTTGTTTGTATATTTAGGATACAGTAACTTCCATTCTTTAATCCAACTTGAACTGTCATGCGGTGAACACATTGTACATTTCAAATTACACATATTGCCTAAACGTAAATCAAAATATGGAATGTCAACGGGTAAGTTTCCTTGCTCGTCAGTTTTTGCTACAATACTGTCAATGTCTAAACGTTTGTTCCATACTTCTGTTTCCCATTGACGTTTACTAACAATACCTTTTGATTCTTCGTAAAAACATTTACGACAACTTTCTGGTATTTCGTCATTAAGCATTTGCAGTCTCGTTCTACGCATATGTTCACTGTTCCATACTTGTTCAATAGTATGATCACGCAAGTTCATAGCAACACCATCTTGCTTTACAAGTCCTGCTGTTTTGTCATCTTCTTTGCCTGCACCAGAAGCATTTGCTGTATAGCAAACACGAACGTCACCGTTTGGTCTGGTTGCTAAGTGTATCCAAGGCAAAGGACAAAACGTTTTACTCATGCTCTATCCTTTCAAACTGTTTGTTTAGTTTGTCAAAACTTCCGCATTGCTTAGAACATTCAAGCATACCACAAGTAGTCCATGTCTTTTCAATGTCACGGAAAAAGTTTGAATCAAATATTTCTTGCATAGTATTCTTATGCAAATTAGGATATTTTTTAATTTTAACCATGTAATCTAATCTACTGTAACTGTGCTGTGGTAACCATTCTAAGTCTAACCAACAGCAAGGACTTACGTTGCCGTTTGCACTAATATACATTTGATTATCATTTTTTGCTTTACAACTAATTGTTGGCATTTTTTCTTTTTGTGCTTCTTTGGCTGGCTTAATCATATCGCGACTTTTCTTAGACGGAAATAGAGTATGTGTAATATTATAATCATCATCTAACACATCAAATCTACCATCTTTGAATCTTGTTGTATGTTTGATACTAAAGCCTTTGAAACCTAACTCTTTACTCATTTGTTCGCAAGTTTCTACTTGATCTTCATTGTGTTCGAACACTAACATATCCCAACGTGCATCTCCGCCGGCATGAATAAAATGTGTAGCATTGTTTATAATTTTGTCCCAGTCTGTGTTTACTCTGTACAATGCATGAGTATCTTTTAATCCGTCAATACCGAATACAACTTTTACATTTTGCTGAGCAAGTTCTTGCCACCATTCTTTTGACCGTCCACTTCCATTTGTATGCATTTGCAAAGTCATTCCTTGATTTGTTTCACGTAAGTATTTGAAAATTTCAAGTGTATCTTTTGCTACAATAGGATCTCCTAAGTTTCCGCACATATTAAGGAAATGCAACTGACGAACAAAGTCTCTTGGAAACCAATTTACAAAGGTTCCTAAATCTATTTCTTCTAAGTCAATACTGTCTAATAACGGTCCACCATGAATACGTCTTGGACACATTGGACAACGTGCTTGACATTTAGATGTAATTTCTAAATGTATTGATCTAATATCTTCATAATTATACATTACTTCTGATTTAACCTTTCTAATGTTCGCATAATAGTTTCTGTGTTTAATGCTACATTAACTACCATCCAATAACTATCTGTGAAACTACTATTAAACAAATAATGCATACGTTGAGTATCTAAGAAATACATTCTTCCTGTTTCCCAATGTAGTGTTTTATCTTCATAGACAAAATTAAATGAAGGAGGATTAACATTACGTAATGGCATAATTAGTCTAAAATCTTTAGGAACACCAGTCATGTAATTCCAATCTCTGTGTGGAGGGAAAAATCCTCCTGGTCCAAACTTTAAGAAATGTGTTCTATAATAATATCCGTCCCAAGGTTTTAGTATATCATATATTTGTTTATTGAGAACAGGTGTTGGAACTTTGAAATCTTCTTCTTTATAATTTGTGTCATTCTCTTTATTGTATTCGTATAAACTATCTAAGTCAGGAACACCCGATAAGCCTCCATCAAGGCTTGTAATACTAAGTCCCCATCTGTTTACATCTTTACGTGGATTGTATTTGACCCATTCAAAGTCATTTGCCCAAGCAACTAATTGCTCTGCATCAGTAACTACGTCTAATTCGATAAAATTTCCGTATTGTGTAATAGTTTCATAGTTCATTTTATTCCACTAATCATATACCTTGTATATTTAGGTAGTACAATTTCCTCTACATCATAATCTTTAGCGCCAACTGATTCAGCAAGTTCGCCTGCACTGTTTACACAGTTAATGTGTTCTTCAAGTTCTGAATAATTATTGCTTTGCATAACATACATTGTACCTTCAGGTATATTATCAAACCATTGTTTTAATTTGACTTTATCTACGTGTTCACAACTTGTATTAATCACAATGTCTGTATTATACTTATCTGTACACATATCACCTGTATGTGCAGTAAACCTACCTTCCATCTCTTGGTTTTTATTCATAGTCTTTGCTGTTTCTTCACAGGCAGGATCTATGTCCACGGACCGTATATTGCATATATCAATGCAACTATTAAAAAGTAAACTGGCAAGTACTCCATTCCATCCTCCATGAATTGTTATTGAATATTGTTTTCTATAATCACACTTGTATTCTAACATTTTAACTAATGCTTGTTTACTGCGTAATTGGCCCTTCCAAAAACTTTCAAGTGTACGATCACGATCCTCGCTGTTGCGAATAGCATCCATCCAGAACATAATATCTTCTAATTCTATTTTCATTTTTTTTCTTTCGGTATTTTGCTATCTGCACTGCTTACACAACTTGGTGTAATACAAGGCATAGGTGTATCAAACAACTGAAACCCATCTGTAATAGTTCCCAAAGGAACATCATGACAACTATAACTACGTTTTACCTCGTTACCTCTAATAATACAACTTTGATATCCTGCATTACAGTTCCAACCTTTAAATTTGTTAAATCCAAACGCATTAAACCTTTCTGCTTGATCAATACTGTACTGCTGACCTGTATTGTCAAATAATACTACTTGGTGTTCTGTTTGTTCGCTGTCATTTTGTAAAATATGTTTTTGCTCATCTGTATAACCATCAACAATAAATGACGCAGTAGGATCTGATTGCGGCTTAAGAGTGACGTGCAATCCTCTTTTAATAAATCTTTGACTTCTTTCATAGTACTCGTCCCATAGTTGCGGAACCATAACTTGATTAATTGTAATACCTACACCATTATCTTGTAAGTACAACAGTTTGTTACCAAATTCCTTTTCATCTGCAAATTCTGCGTGGAAACTTGCAGTAATAGTTCTTCTATCCATTACGTTTGTAACATCTAACCATTTATCCCACCAGTTCTTTGCAGGACTACAGTTACTTGTCATATGTATACTTAGGTATGGACTTTCAAAATCTTCATAGTGATCGATTAGTTTTAATAGATCTTTATATGCTGTAGGTTCACCTCCACTAAAACTAAAATGAAATCTATCAAACCCGTTTGCTCTTGCTTGATATTTGATTTCATCTATAGTATTTTTATAAGTTTCTAAATCATAGTGATCTGGTTTATCTGTATTTGCATACGGCCAACAGTAAGAACATTTATAATTACAAAAACGACCAATAATCCAACTAACAGAAAACAACTTTGTATCTAACATTGTTTTCTGACCAAACTTAACTATGTCTTTAAATGGAATCTTTGTAGTCATTAAACTGTTCCTCTAACCATTTAAAATCGTTTATTTTATATAACATTTCTTTATCGTCTTTGTGTGCTTGACCAAAGTGTCTACCTACCTGGGCACCATGAATAGCATATTTGCCAAACGGCATATCTTCTCCTACAGAGCACCAAACATCTAAACGTTTTTCTGTTTCTTCATCTACTTGGCCTTTTATAGTTTTGCTGGCAAGTTTTACACATTCTCTAAATCCACTTTTCCAAGCACTAAACTCGTCTGTGTTAAAAGCAGTAATATTTGAAATTTCAGGCATTGCTTTAAACTTACTACTAATACTTGTCGTCATGTCGGGTACGGTGACATCCATATTCAGTGTGAGTGATCTCGGTAATAACTTGACACCACCGTACCCGTATTCCAAGTTGTTGATAGGATTTAAACTGCGCCATACATGGACTGTATCTAAATCCCACTCGGAAACCTCGTAATTAAATTGAAATCCTGTAGATAGTTCAGCGTCACCGTCTACTACCCAGAACATTTTTGTAAAGCATTTTTTAGCCGCGGCAATATGTGCTTGATGTATTCCGGCTACATCTTTCACACGTTTAGCCATTGGATATTGAGATTTTAAAATTTCCCAATTAGCATCTGCATTGGCTTCACCGTAACTAATAAAAACTATATCATACATTCTACTTTATCTCTAATCTTTTCTACTACTTCTTTGTGTATTAACGGACCGTCATGTGCATTATCTCTTGCTCTGTCTGTGTTTTCAAGTTTTAAAACAGATACCATTTCTTTACTGTATTTGGTCATAAAGTCGCCGCCAAAAGTCC